TTAGTTTGGTGGAGCAGAGCAGAGCTTAAACGAACACTCTGCCTCGTTATTCTCTACCGCGTTGACTGCGGACTCTATCGGTATTTGAACCGTATTTTTGTTGCCCGAGAAGCTGAATACCAGCCGCAGGTCATTGTCATAAACATACACCGCAACCAGGAATGTGTCAAATAGGCGCGCCTGGTACTTCTTGTCGTGAACGTCGCCATCGCGGAACATCTCCAAGCCGGATATGATGTCATCGCGGCTGACGGTCACAATATCCGCCCGAGCCGCCGCGATCTTCGCCTTGATGGTGGCGCGCTCAGACTCCAGCTCGACCAGCCTGCTTTTCGTGGTTTCGGTGATGATGCCCTGCTCGATTGCCGACATGATATTCTTGATGCCGCGCTCCGTTCCGGCGAGCTGGTCTTCCAGAATGCCGACCTTGCTCTCGGCCTCCTTGCGCTCGTTGTAGGCGACCGTGCTGTCAGCGATCCACTCGATAACATCGTCTTTCAGCGCGTAGTCCTTGATGGCCTGCGCGACCTGCAGTTCGATTTCATCCCGGCGTACATTCTTCTTGTCGCAGGTCTTTTCTGTTCGGTGCTTCTGGCAGACATAGTAGTAATGCAGCTTTCCGCTCCGGCCAGTGCCGGAGATGCCCACCATGGGGCTTTTACACTTCCCACAGAAAAGTTTGCCGGTGAGCAGATAGTCACCATTGACTCTATGCCGGCCTTGCGGATTTTTCTTCGTGGTGATCACCTCCTGGACTTTGAAGAAGAGTTCGTCGCTGATGATCCGCGGGATGCCATCTTCTTTGCGGACATCGCCGTAGATGTAGATGCCGCGGTATCTCTCGTTGGAAAGTATCTTTTGGAAGCTCGACCGCCCCCAGGGGCGATTGTACGAGGTTTTGATGCCCCGGGCGTTCAGACTGCTCATGATGTCAACAAAAGGCTCGCCAGCGGCAACGCGGGTAAATATCTCCCGGATAACTGCGGCTTTGGGCTCGTCGATGACATAGTGCAGCGTGTCATCCCGCTTGTAGCCATAAGGCAAGTGACCGTTGGCCACCATGCAGTTCGAGGCATTGTCATACAGGCCGCGCCGAATGTCTTCGGCCATATTTTCGGAATAGAACTGGTTGACATTCATCATCGAGCGGGCGGCGAAGCGGCCGGCAGCGGTGTCATCGAAGTCCTCTTCCACATAGAGCACACGGACGCCAAGCTCTTGAAGCCGGGCTTCGTTGATCAAGGCCTCCAGCATATTACGCCCCATGCGGTTAGACTTCCAGGCGATCACATAGCGGAACTTGCCTTTGGCCGCGTCCGACATCATGCGCTGGAAGTCCTTGCGCTTGTCGGTGCGGCCGGACACAGCGCGGTCGGCATAGGTGCCGATGATCTTGATGCCATACTCCGCCGCCAGCTCGTAGCCCTTTTCAAACTGCTGCTCTACGGAAATGTCTTTCTGGTTGTGGCTACTGTACCGGCCGTAAAGAACGCCCGGTTCTTCGGTTTCCAGCTTCTTGCCCCGTTTCGGCTTGGCCGGGTGCTTTGTAGGTTTTTTAGGCACAGCGCCACCTCCTTCTTCTAACGATAGATTCCCTAAGATAGAAATACAGAAACAGATAACAGTTTACAGATACAGTACCAGTTACAGATACAGAGACAGTAACAGTGCGCGCCCGATCGCGCGCACCCGCGCACGCGCACGCGAGGTATCACTACCCTATGGATACGGTATAGATACCCTATCCATAGGGTATCAGATGCCGAGAAGCTGGCGCTTCTTCGCATCGAATTCCTCTTGCGTCAGAATGCCATCGTCGAGCAAACCTTTCAGTCCGCGGATCTCCTCAACGACAGAAACAACCTTGCCCTCCGGCACAGTGGTCTTTTCTGCGCCGAAGTTTGAAACATAATCCCGGATCTGGATTGCTGTGTTTAATTCGGATTTCGTGAAGAAAAAGTTCTGCTCGGCACCAAGCGCGGCGCTGATGCCAAGGCCTAAACTGACGCCCGAGCTGGCGGCTTGCGCCGTGCGGAATGTAATAGACCCGGGGCTGATAGCTCGCGGCTCTTTCAGTGAAAAGGACTGGATTTTAGAGATGGGATAGGTGTCCTCTTTCCTCTTCGCTTCGACGATCAAATTAGCCCCCTTGATGTGCAGCGTAAAGCCATTCATGCACTTCAAGGTAATATCGGAATTATCCATTGCAAGGCATCCTCCTTTTGGTTTCGTACTTCTGCATAATAAAAAGTCCGTCGAAAGTGATAATATATCTTTTTTAACAAAAGTGACCAAATTCTGCTATACTGTTGATACTGTCGGCAGGCAATTTAACGAAAGGGGACAATTTACATGAGAGAACTGCGCTGGGACGATGTGCGAGGGATCTATCTGCGCCTGCCGCCGGAAAAACAGCAGGACTTTACTGCTTATCTCCGTTCGTTGCGAGATAACGAAGGTAGTTCAGAGCCTCCAACCGCTGAGCCTCGGAAAGAGACTCAAACAACTGCATAGCTTCAATTTCGTGCTCATCTCCGGCGCCAGGGATGAGCGCGTTTTTTTCGCTCTCCTCCTGGAGCAGATCCACCGGCATATCGTCAGCCTGGAGAAACAGGTCGTTAAGAGTCATGCCCATGCCCTGGGCGATTTTTTTTAGAGCGGTCAAGGACGGGGTCACCGGAAGCCCTGTCTTGGGATTGCTATTCCGCTCCAGCATGGAAATATAGCCATTCGACAATCCGCACATATTAGCAAATTGCCGTTGAGAAATACCGTGTTCTTTGCGAAAATCCATTACTAATTCTCTAAGTGTCATGGTTTTCTTCCTCCCTCGCGTGTTTAATATATTATACATTGTGAAGCGTGGCGTGTCAATGCGACTGTGAAATTTATTGAACAAATTTTGTGCAACCCACTTGACAGGCTTTTATGCGTGGTGTACTATGTCTGTGTAATCGGTTGAACACTTCGTCAACCAAGAAAGGAGGAATTCAAGTGGGCTACAAGATCAAGGAACTGCGCGAAGCTCTGAAAATGACCCAAGAAGAGCTTGCGGAAAAGAGCGGAGTGAGCCGTGGCACCATCTCTGCGCTTGAAAATGGCGTGGATCGGACTACGACCTCGAAAACGCTGGTCAAGCTCGCGCAGGCACTCAACACCAGCGTAGACCGTATTTTTTTTACCGAGGGTGTTTAATCGGCTAAACACTTGACGAGGAGGTGACCGATTTGAGCAGCACTCGCTGTTGCAACGATTGCCCGATACCCCTCGAAGGTGAGCTGGTAGACGAAGTACATATCCGCACAGAAGACATTCCCGAGTTCATGCGGGACAACCTGGCCGCCGCGACGCTGGACCTGATCCACTCGATACTGCGCCAGCCGGGAGGCCGGGAGGCGCTGGACGCGAGGACTGCCGCCAGACACGCGGCCAAAGCCGCGAAATGAAAGGAGCTGAAAGAATGGCATATTACCGGACTTGCCCGCTTTGCGGGAGCAATAATGACCCGGGCGAAGCCTGTGATTGCCGCGAAACGAAAAAAGAGGCCGCCCCGCTGCATCGGGAACGACCTCGGGCAAATGCTTACCCATTGCCAGTTTATCAACCGTTTTGCCCTAAGTCAAGGGCGGAGGAGGTGCGACCGTGGCTGAAGAGTTGAGAGAGCTGCGGCTTTCCAAACAGATCCCCGCCAAGGACATGGTCGCTGTCGTGCAGCAGATTTATCCCAAGTACGACAAGACCGTCCAGAGCAAATGCGAAAACGGCGAGGTTTACGGCGTAAGCCTGCGGCCGGATGCGATGGCTGCGCTTTACGCGCACTTCGCCCCGGAGGTCGTGGAGCAGCGCAAAGCCGCCAAGAAAGACGCGCACCGTCTGACCTGTCGTATCTCGGCAAGGCTTGAAACTGCTGACTACGAGGCGTTGCAACAGCTTATTGCCGCCGATGGCTACGCTACCACGCAGGACTGGCTGACCGCCATTGTTCGCCGCTACATCGCAAAGGCAGGTGACGCCGAATGAGCTACGACCTGCCGGATCATCCCGTCATCCAGAACATGGAGCGCACCGGCTACCCAAACGGCAAAGAGCCGGAATACCCGCGTTGCCCCATCTGCGGTGAAGAGTGCGAGGACATCTACAAAGACAAAGATTTGAATATCGTCGGCTGCGATATCTGCATCAAGCAGTCTGACGCCTGGGAGGAGCCAGAGTGCTTCCCCGGAAAGGAGTAATGATGAAAGGACTGGTTATCACCACAGACAACCTCATGCGGACGGAGGAATACACCGCCCCGCTGCATGAGAGCATCGGAAAGACGGTCGGCGGCTGGTTCGAGGTTGTCCACCCGAAGCTGCTGCCCGCCCCGTATTGCATGATCGTCAACGAGGAGGGCCTGTTGCTCGGCCTGCCGCTGAACCTGCTCGGGAGCATTCTCTATGAGAGCTTCCGCCACGGAAACCCAATCGTCGGCAATCTCGTGCTCTGCAAAGAAGGCTTTGTCGAGGGCGAGCGCGACATCATCGGTCTGGACGATGACGACCTCAAATGCCTCGGCGCGCTGATTTCCGCCGTAAGTGGCGGCGGGGTCAAGTGGGAAAGTGAGGCGCGGTAATGGCAAGGTATTTCTTCACCTACGGCACGGACGGTCAGCCGTTTGTCGGCGGCTGGACGGAAGTCGATGCCCCGGATGGCCATGCGGCCTGCGCCGCGTTCAGAGCCTACCACCCCGACAAGACCGAGGGCCTGGTGAACTGCTCCAGCATCTATGACGAGGAGCACTTCAAGCTGACTGAAATGTACCGGAAAGGCAATTTTGGCTTCCGGTGTCACGAAATCATCACCCTGCGGCGCGAAGCCGCTACCGACTGAAAGGAGCTATCACAATGATTAGAAACCCCAACGATATCCAGGAGGGCGCGAAGAAGATCCGTATGCTGATTGCTGGCTACCCCGGCATTGGCAAGTCCACGCTGGCGCTGTCCGCCCCGAACCCGCTGCACATTGATGTGGACTTCGGCATTGACCGTATCGAGCCGCGCTACCGCAAGCCGTACATCCAGCCCAAGAGCTATGACGAAATCCTGGGCGACCTCACTCCCATGAACCTCCAGGACTTCGATACCCTTGTCTTTGACACCGGTGGCAAGCTTATTTCCCTCATGTCTCTGTGGGCCATCAAGAAAGACCCGAAGTATGGTCAGCGCGACGGTAGTCTCTCCCTCAAGGGCTATGGCTTCGTCGGCAAGGAGTTCGTTCGGCTGATGGACTACTGCTTCTATGAGCTGCAGAAGAACATCGTCATCGTGTTCCACGCCACCGAGGAGAAAGACGGAGACAACACCCGCCTCCGCATCAAGGTCGAGGGCCAGACCAAGAACAATGTTTGGGAGCCTATGGATCTGGGCGGCTTCGTGGAGATTTACGGCAACGACCGCACCATCGGCTTCTCCAACTGCGAGCGCTACTTTGCCAAGGGTACGCGCGGCATCTCCGGCATTCGCAAAATCCCCGCGCTCGGCCCGACCAGCCCGAACGACTTCCTCACGCGGCTGTTCGACGAGTACAACGCCAAGGCGACTGCCGAAGTCGAGCAGAACGCCGTTGACCAAGCTACCTACGAGGCCGCGATGGTCGAGGGTACCGCCATCATCGCCGGCATTGTTGATGCCGACACCGCAAATGCGGCTATGCCGAAGTACCAGGCCATCAAGCACGCGCTGACCTCCAACAAGGAGCTGGGCGTTATCTGGAACAAGAAAATCAAGGAATGCGGCCTGTTCTTCGACAAGGTTTTGAAGAAGTACACGCCGGCGCCGGGAGAGAAGGAGGCGGAGTAATTGGCTCGCTATCTGATGACGCATTCGCTTCTGGCCTCCTGGCTCTACACCATGAAAGAGAACCCTTACGAGGATTTGACCACAGAGCGCGACCCGATGGGCGAGTTCATGCTGACCCTGCGCCGGGAGCCTACCCCCACGACCGAAGCCATGCAGAATGGCATCGACTTCGAGAATTTGGTAACGGCCATTCTCGCCGGCCGCGCCGATCCGAATGCTCAGTGGTATGACGCCGCCGAAAAGGTAGCGCGCCGCTGCTCTGGCGGTGTCCTCCAGTACAGGGCGAAAAAGCCCATCGAGGTCGGAGGTATGAACCTGCTTCTGTATGGGCGGCTGGACTGCCTGAAAGCCGGAAATATCATCGACATCAAGTTCACCAAGAGCTATGACGTCGGCAAATACTTCTCCAGCACACAGCACCCCACTTACTTTGAGCTGATCCCCGAAGCCCGGCAGTTTACCTACCTTGCCAGCAACGGAAGCGCCGTGTGGCCGGAAACCTATCGCCGCGAGGACACGCCCAGCATTTTCCCGGTTATTTCGGACTTTCTCGACTGGCTGCGGGCGGTCGATCTGCTCGAAGTCTACAAGGAGAAGTGGAAAGCGCTATGAACGGCAAGCTGAAAGAATGGTCGTTCTCCCGCACTGGCGAAAGCGTGCTCACCATTACCACCCGCGAGAGCTGTAAAAAGCTCTGGGATGCCCTCGGCGAAAAGGAAGTCACCTTTTCCATCAAGAAGCGGGTCACGCCTCGGAGCCTCAACGCCAACAACTACGCATGGTCGCTGATTGAACAGCTGGCCGTGGCGGTCAAGTCGGACAAGGACTCCGTTTACGAGGATATGCTCCGGCGCTACGGTACCGGCGAGAGCTACATCGACGATGCCGGAAACGAGTGCAAGGTGCTGTTTTCTCTGCGTGAGGGCGTCCCGCCTGCGCTGGTGGCGCGCCACTACGCAGAAACCGGCGTTGGCTATGTCGATGGGAAGAAATTCATTCATTACCGTGCCATCAAAGGCACCAGCGAATATTCCACCAAGGAAATGAGCGTTTTTCTGGACGGTATCATTTCCGAATGCCAGGAGCTCGGCATTGAAACCGACACTCCCGAGCAGATTGCCAAGTACAAGGAGGAATGGCAACCGTGAGGAAAGTTTATTGCGACTACTGCGGCCGCGAGGCCGAGTTTGTCGACAGCAAAATCATTTACGGGAGGAGCTACGGCAAAATCTACCTCTGCCGAAACTGCATGGCGTATGTCGGCGTTCACAAGGGCACGGACAAGCCCCTCGGCCGGCTCGCCAATGCGGAGCTGCGGAACTGGAAAAAGGCCGCTCACGCCGCCTTTGACCCCCTGTGGAAGTACGGTCGCTTCCGCGGTCATCGTAACGCAGCTTATGGCTGGCTCGCCCAGAAGATGGGATTGCCGGTAGAAAAGACCCACATCGGAATGTTCGATGTCGGCCAGTGCCGCAAGGCTATTGAAATCATCGAAAGAGAGCGGAAAGGAGATCGCTATGGAAGATAACAGAAAGACCCCCTCCGAGCTGGTGGCGGATCTGATGCTTGAGCCGGGCTTCGTGCTCGTCCCCCAGGATCGCTACGAGGAGCTGATCCGCGCCGAAACCGAGCGCGATGTGCTGGAGGAAACCATTATGGGCAACAACAGCTACAACACCGACAAGGTGCTGGAAGCTATTCAGCAGGCGCGCAGTACGCTGCGCCGCATGAAGATGCTGGTGGAAAAGGCGGCTGATAAGCCGGAGGCTACGACCGATGCTGAATAAAATCATCGTCATGGGTCGCTTGACCCGCGATCCCGAACTGCGCCGTACGCAATCCGGCCTTTCCGTGGCAGGCTTCTCCCTGGCGGTGGATCGTGACTTCAAGGACAAGCAGACCGGCGAAAAAGCGACGGACTTCATCGACATCGTTACATGGCGCCAGACCGCTGAATTCGTCTGCAAATACTTCGCCAAGGGCCGCATGGCTGTGGTGGAGGGGCGTCTGCAGATCCGCGACTGGCAGGACAACAACGGCAACAAGCGGCGTTCCGCTGAGATTGTGGCCGAAAATGTCTACTTCGGTGACTCCAAGCGCGATGGTGACGGCGGCGGCTATCAGCAGGGCGGCTATGGATCGCAAGGTGGATATCCCCCGCAGAGTCAGGGCTACGGTGCTCCAGGCGGTTCCTACGGCGCCGCTCCCGGCGGATACCCCGCTTCGGACTATGGCGGTGACTTCACCGAGATGGACGAGGATGACGGCGAACTGCCGTTCTGATACGGCCGCCCGGGAAACCGGGCGGCAACCCACCAAAGGAGGTGACATACTATGGCGAGCTATCGGAATATCAGCATGGATTTTTGGCAGGACAGCAAGGTCGTTGATGACTTCACACCCGAAGATCGGTACATCTACCTCTACTGCATGACGAACCCGCACACCAATCTCTGTGGGTGTTACGAGGTCAGCATCAAGCAGATTGCCAACGAAACGGGTTACAACAACGACTCCGTAGAACGCCTCTTGAAACGCCTGGACAACGCGCACAATGTCATTCGGTACAGCGCGCAGACGAAAGAGCTGCTGATCCTCAACTGGTGCCGGTATAACTGGTCTACATCCGAAAAGCTCAATAAACCTCTGCTGGGTGAAATCCGCAAGGTCAAGAATGACCGCTTCCGTGAGTACCTGGCCGCGCGCTACAACGAGCGCACGACCGTCACTGCACAGTACAACCCAGCCGAGGACGAGCGCCCCGATGTTACGCGGCATAAGTACGGGGCCTACGGCTGGGTGCGGCTCAGCGCCGAAGAATACGAACGCCTGCTGGACGATTTAGGCGAGGCCGAGTTGACCCGCTGCATTACCTATGTCGATGAAAGCGCCCAGAGTAACGGCAACAAAAACAAGTGGAAGGACTGGAACCTGGTCATCCGCAAGTGTAGCCGTGGCCGCTGGGGCTTGGAAAATGACGGTTCACAAGCGCGACAGCAGCGCCCGAGTGCGAGCGCCGGCGCGGTCAGTGACCTGCAGGCCCTCCATGGGCTGTTCAGTGAGGACGAGCTATGACCCGAAAAGAGATGACCGAGATATTCTCGGTGATGCTTCTGGCGTGGCCCAACGCCGAAATGTTCAAGGGCGGCGTTCAGAAGCTCGGGCCCACCATCGAACTTTGGACTGCCTGCCTCCCAGATGTGGACTTCTGGCAGGGCCAGCAAGCGGTGATAAAGCTGTGCAGGGAATGCAAATTTCCGCCGAGCATCGCAGAGTTTCGGGAAAAGGCCGAAAAGGTACAGTCCGAGGTCAGCGCATCAATCGACATGGCCTGGAGCCATCTTCGGCTGGATATGCAGTTAGGCAAGACTCCGGAGGAAGCGGCGCAGGGGTGGCCGGAAGGCTCGGATGTCAGCCGCGCCATCGCAGCTATTGGCGGACCGTCCCGCTTGGTAATTGTCGAAACACATACGCTCGGAGATGGAACGGTTAAGACCTATGAAAAATACAACTACTCCGAGTTTTGCGCTGCCTACGAGAAAATCATACGCGAAAAAAGCGCCCTCGGTTCTGGCCAGCGCAAGGCGGTCAACCCGGGCATGAAGCAGATAGGAGGAAAAACATGAGTCGAAAAGTGAAAAGGAGGGCTTCGCTGGTACTGCTTATCTGCTTGCTCGCGGTTCTGACTGACATTGTAGCTCTCCGTATTGGCACCATCAGCACAGACCTTGCGCCGGAGCAGGCTACCAGCAAGTTAGAAAACCCTGCCGTTGCAACGCCTGTGGAGCTTCTGGAAGTCGATTTGCAGGAAGCTGAGCAAGTTACGCCTACGGCAGAAACGCCCGCCCGCGTCGCACGATACATAAACATTGACATGACCGACGAGGAGCTTCAAGAGCTGGCGGCAATCGTATTCTTGGAAGCAGGCAATCAGAGCGCCGAGGGTCAGCAGGCCGTGGTCGAGGTCGTTTTCAACCGAGTGCTGCACAGTGGCTTTCCCGATACCGTCCATGATGTGCTCCACCAAGGCGAGGACAGCAGTGTTCCGCAGTTCTCCACCATTTACGGCATCGGTTCAGCTACACCAACGCAGGCGCAGTATGACGCAATCGCCGGAGCGCTGTACGGAGATACGATCCTCGATGCCGATGTGGTTTTCTTCTCCCGCAACGGGGAGAACGACCGCGTCTGGGGGAAAATCGGAGATCATGTGTTCTGCCGCGAGTATATCTGGGGGTGAGCGCATGGCACAAAAGCGATTTGAAAGAGTCTGTGGGATCGTCGCAGCGCTCGGCTTCTTCCTGGTGCTCGGCACAGCCGGCGCCAGCGATTGCAACCTCATTCCAATGAGCCAGATACTTCGGCAAGGATGTATCGGTATGGCGATGTTCGCCGGCGGGCTTTGGCTTGGAGGGTATCTCTCATGAACGGGCAGAAAGACCCAAGGCGTCAGCTGCTCGGGAAAATTGCGAAGGCCCGCGGCAAGCAGTTCGAGAGCCGCCTGGACGACTCCTTTGCCTACTATGCGCAAAAGGGCTACGCCATCATTGAGAAGACACCAGAACCGATGCACCCCACGAAAAATCTCGGCAACGGCAAGTTCATCGCCTACTACGAGAAGCAGGCACAGCCGGACTACAAAGGCACCATCAAGGGCGGCCGCACCGTCATGTTTGAGGCGAAGTTTACCGCCGCTGACCGTATGGAGCAGAGCCGTGTGCTTCAAAGTCAGCAGGACTATATGGACAGGCACCAGGCGCTCGGTGCTCGCTGTTTTGTCATCGCCGGCTTCAGCTCCGGCCTCGTCTACCGCGTTCCTTGGGATGTCTGGAAGTCCATGAAGACCCACTTCGGCCGAAAGTATGTAACGGAGGCCGACTTGGAGAAATACCAAGTGCAGACAGCGTGGAACGGTACGCTGCTTCTGCTCAACTGATTTGAAAGGAGTTCATTATGAGCGAAATTTCTATGTACGAAGCCCAGAAGAAGAAAATGCAGGGGTTGTGTGACGAGCATGACCTCGTCTACCGCTTCGAGAAAGATAAGTACCCCATCATCTTCACCATCAAGCCCGTGCAGGGCATGGACGCGCAGATCTCCATGCTGGAGAATGTCGAGGAGGTTGGCTACCGTAGCCCCGATGCCTCCATGTCTTGGATTTTTGAGGATGGCGGTCTGGACACGAAAGTCACCGGCGGCACCTTTACCATCAGCAAGACGCTCCGCACCAAGATCGAGTCCATTCTCGTCAAGATGATTACCTACTGGCAGCAGTATTTCTTCCGCGATGTCATGGAAAAGGGCGCGTTGCGCGCCGGGCTTATGCCGGTCATCGACGAGGACGAGGTTACGGACGATGAGGAGCCGGAGGAAGCCGATGATGATACCGAGGACGAGGAGTTCCCCGATATTGACCTTGACGACCCCGGAGTCCAGCAGGCCACAGCTATTGTGCGGGCCGAGAATAAAGCGACTGTAGCCCTGTTGCAACGCCGCATGAACATCGGTTACGCCCACGCCGCCCGTCTGCTTGATGCCCTGGAGGAACTTGGTGTTGTGGGGCCGTTCAACGGAGCTGACCCGCGAGAGGTTCTTCCCTCCGACGAGCCGGAAGATGAGGAAGGCGGTGAGGACTGATGGCGATGACCGCAACAAAAGGTCTGCAGACTGCCGGCCAGATGCGCCGTGAGGACTACAAAGCCATCAAGCACATGGACAAGGCGGCGCTGACTGCCTACCTCGCTCGCGTGTGGAAGCGCGGCTATGACACCGGCTACCAGGCGGCGCTCAAGTCGGCTGCTCCGCAGATGCGCGAGCCCGCAGCGGACGAGGAGGACTAAGCCATGAGAAACGCCCTGCGGCACATCAGAGGGGAAAGCCAGAAGAATATTATACGGCTCATAGAGGGGCTGAGCGGCAGGTACAACCGCTGGGATATTTGGCAGGACTTCATCATCATGTCTGCAACCGCGATTGCCAACACGATGGGAGGTCCGCAGGTCAAGGCCAGAGAGGAACTGTATCGCAGCCACGCAGAGAGGTATTCCGCCAAGGAGCTGGAAGTCTTTGCGGATATGCTGTTTGAGGTCGTGGCCGAACTGGAACGCGACCCAGAACAGGACTTTCTCGGAGAGCTGTTTATGGCACTCGGGCTCGGGAACGAGTGGAAAGGCCAGTTCTTCACCCCTTACGATGTCTGCAGGGCGATGTCCGCTATTACCTCTTCACCGGAGGTGCTGGCGAAAGATATTCAGCAGCGTGGCTGGGTATCTGTGAACGACCCTGCTTGCGGTGCTGGCGCGCTGCTGATTGCATTCGCCAATGAGTGCCGGAGGCAGAATATCAACTATCAAACCTCGGTGCTGTTCGTAGCGCAGGATATAGACTTCCTCGCAGGCTGTATGTGCTACATCCAACTGAGCTTGCTTGGCTGCCCTGGATATGTTGTCATTGATGACTCCCTCCTGCGGCCGGCCACCAGTTATGACGCTCACGGCCTGTTGCCGAAAGATGGTCCGCAGGTCTGGTACACACCGATGTATTTCCGCGATGTCTGGCATTACCGCCGCATCGGGGCACAAATGGATCTCCTGTTTCGGAATGCGGCCGAGCAGGTACCGGCAGACCCGCCGGCACCTGCCGCACCGCCGGAACAGCCCCAACCGCTGGCGGAAACAAAAACCGGCCAGCTCACTCTATTTTGATGGGAGGGAGTAGAATGCGGCAATCGCCGCCCCTTGGGAAGCGTACTTGGAAGCCCGAGGAAGAAGAATATTTGATGGAAAAATGGGGGCAAATTTCCGTTCCAGCCATCGCAAAGAAGCTCAACCGCACGACAAATGCCATTAAAGTCAGAGCCCAGCGCCTTGGCTTGGGCTCGGTGCTGATGGCCGGCGAGTATGTGACTCTAAATCAACTCCTGCTGGCGGTGAACGGAGGAAGCAGCTCCTACGGCTACAAAATGAAAAGCTGGGTCGAAAATCGCGGATTGCCCGTCCATACAAAAAAGGTTGATCGCTGCAGCTTCCGTGTGGTCTACATAGACGAGTTTTGGGAATGGGCCGAGAAGAACCGCTCATTTATCGACTTTTCAAAAATGGAGCCGATGGCGCTGGGAATGGAGCCGGACTGGGTTGCAGAGCAGCGCAAGAAAGACTTTGAGGCATACGCCATCCAGAGGAAAGACCCGTGGGGCGAGGACGAGGACTCCCGGCTGAAGATGCTGCTCAGTAAGCACAGGTACTCATGGGCAGAAATTTCCGAGATGATGCACCGTTCTCACGGTGCGATCGCGCGCCGCTGCCGCGACCTCGGCATCAAGGATCGCCCCGTTGCGATGGAGCTGACCGGCAAGCGCGGCACATGGACCGGCGAAGATTTTGAGATACTGGCCGACGGTATTCGCCACGGCGACAGCTACGCTGCCATAGGTAAGGCGGTCGGCCGCTCCGAAAAATGTGTCCGCTCCAAGGTCTACAACGATTACTTGACCGAGAATGCCGATAAGGTGCGTGAAATGCTCGGTGATGGAGCCTGGGGAACCGGCGCGCCGGAGATGGATGTTCGTCACGGCGTCTATATCTCCCGCACTCGTCAGCAGGTCAGGCGAGATTTATCCGCGCTGGATGCATTGCTTCGCAAGCGCATGAACGACCTCGGCTATGACCCCTACTGGCAGCGGTTTATGTGCATGAACTGGGATGATGTCGGCGGATGCTCCGCAGGGTGTGCGGACTGTGACTCCTGCACGGAGTTCCGGCGCATTCAGCCACAGTATTGCGCTCGGTGCGGCGGAACATTCTACGAGCGCAAGGAGAACCGCTTTTGTGCGGCTTGCCGAACAGCTCGCAAAAAGCAGGCCCAGCGGCACTGGTGCCGCGTGAACGGCATGAGCCGAAAATAATAAACTGTCCCAGCCGAGGGGCAAAGCTCGGCGTAAGAAAGGAGCGTTTTATGGCAGAAATCAAGTACATTCCGGTCAGTAAACTGTGGAGGCATCCCGATAATCCCCGTAAGGATCTGGGCGATGTGACCGAGCTGGCCGAGAGCATCAAGGTCAACGGCGTACTCCAAAACCTAACCGTTGTTCCGCTGATCGGGGAGATCACGAAGAAGTGGGACGGAGAAAGCTACCGCGTTATCATCGGCCACCGCCGTCTTGCGGCCGCAAAGCTGGCTGGTTTGGAGGAGCTTCCCTGCGTCGTGGTCGAGATGTCGGAGCGGGAGCAGCTGAGTACGATGCTCACGGAGAATATGCAGCGGTCCGATCTGACGGTCTATGAGCAGGCGCAGGGCTTCCAGATGATGCTTGACATGGGCGATACCGTCGAGGACATCGCGGGAAAGTCCGGCTTTTCCGCTACCACCGTCCGGCGCCGCGTGAAGCTCCTGGAGCTGGATAAGGACAAATTCAAGAAGTCCGAGGAGCGCGGCGTCAGCCTTTTCGAGTACATGGAGCTGGACAAGCTGAAAAGCCCGGAGCGCAAGAACGAAATGCTTGATTACATCGGCACTGAGAACTTCAAGTACAAGCTGAAACAGGCCATCAATGATGAAGCTGCAGAGGCGCGTAAAGCCCTATGGGTAGAGCAGCTGAGTACCTTTGCGACGCAGATCACCGACAAGACCGGCTATAAGAGAGTCAATAGCTTCTATACCAACGGAGAAGTCAAAGTGGATCGCCCGGAGGATGCCGATACCATTGAGTATTTCTTCTTCGTCGAAACATGGGGCTATATTGTGCTGATGGTCAAGGATGAGCCTACCACCCTTACCCCGGAGGAAGAAGCGAAAGAGCGCGAGGAACAGCTGAAACAGGAGCGAAAGGACGCCGCAGTAAAGGCACTGTCCGAAGCAACCGCCCGCGCCTATGAGCTTCGCGCCGACTTCGTGGCTACCGTTTCCGCAGCCGCCATCAAAAAGCGCCTTGCGGACATCGTGGCGTTGTGGGCCTACGCCGAATACTGGGATGATACCGGCTGGCTCACCGAAGAGGAGATCGCGCAGGCTACCGGTGCCGAGACTCTTACCGAAGAGGACGAGGATAGCGAGGACGATGCCGCATTTACGCTCCAGGCCGTGACCGACGCAATCGGCAAGACGCCCGAAAAGGCGCTCCTGCGAATGATCTATGCGCGCCTTGGTGATTGCAAATCTGAGGGCTACTTCCGTAGCTACTGGAACAGCTACGCCATGAAGCACGAGGAAAATGAGAAGCTGGATCGCATCTATGCTCTGCTCGTCAAGCTGGGCTACGAAATGTCCGACGATGAAAAGGCGCTCCAGGACGGAACACATGAGCTTTTCGGGGAGGCGACCGACGAATGAGAGCATCTACCTGCAAAGGCTGCGGCGCGGCTATCGTCTGGATCAGAACACCCGGCGGGAAGTCTATGCCGTGTGACGCCACCCCGCGCTATTACATCGAAAAGCCCCGCTCCGGCAGTAAAAAGATCGTCACGCCTAACGGCGAGGTCATTTCCTGCGAGTATACGGAAGATCCGCACAAGGCCACCGGCACCGGCTTCGCTCCCCACTGGGGAAGCTGCCGGGCGGCAGGCAGCTTCAAGTCGAGGGAGGAACGCAATGGATAAGCTGACATGGTATGACGAGGATGGGCGGCTTTACTGCCGCCGTGGGTATGAGGTCGCGCTGGCGCGGCTGGCTTCTTACGAAGCAACAGAGTTGATGCCGGACGAAATCGTAAAGATGGGGATGATGTTCGAGGATAGCAAGCGCTATTCCGGCCGGCTCGAATTGAAGCTGAATGCTGCGGCAAAACGGATGCCCAAATGGGTATCTGTAAAAGAGAGGTTACCGGAAGATCGTAGCAATGTCCTCGTTGTCGCGTATTGGCACGAAAGATGGGGCGTCTATATGGGTTGGTGCGCTCCCGAAAGGGCGGAATGGAGTGTCCATATCGGCATTGGGGATAGAGACGATGTCGCAGTCACCTATTGGATGCCTCTCCCGGAGCCGCCGAAGGAGGACGACAGAAATGATTGATACCGGGGATGTCACGATGTTCTGCCATTGGAACAAAAGACTGGTCTGCAAAAAGGACTTTTACTGCGACACCTGCAAACATCAGCTCGCCGCCGACGATAAAGAGAACGGCAAAGCCGAGCCTGTGCAGCTGCGGTGGACTGAGGATTACGACGGAGGCAGAGTTCCCGAATGCCCCTCCTGTGGGAATATGCCGTACAGTTTGGAGCGGTGCATCTTCTGCGGTCAAAGATTTCTGCCCGATGCGCTCACAAAGGAGTGGAGCAAGCCGCCGGAGGAAGTACGCATGGATTGTCCCTCCTGCGGCGGGGAGAATACGCTGGTCGGCGCCAGAGCACGCAGCAACGGACACTTTCACGGTCGATGCACAGCCTGCGGTTGTGTGGTGATGGAATGAAAAGGAGCTTCTATGGAACGATTTGAAAACCTGCTCGATTTTGTCAATGAGCTGAACGAAACCGGGCGTATTCAGTACGACGATTACAGCAGTCTTTTTGACTTGGTGCAGGAGTTTGCGGGAGCGGAGGAGACGATCAACGCCGCCGCGACCGATATTGCCGCTCTGCTGTGGCTGAACGGCAACTGCGAATACTGCGAGCATGGAGAGAAAGAGGAATTCAGCGGCGCGAACAGATGGCATTGCCGTCTCGGAAACGGCATAGACTGCCGCCCTGTGTGGCGCGGCGCTGCAACGAAGGCCTCCCTGCCGGAGATACACAAGGCAGAGCCGACTTCGCTTCGTGCAAAGCCCAGCCGCGCGGAGACTATGTTCGGGCCGAAAGAGACATGGGCTATCCCTGATAGAGCGGAAGCCGAGGAGACCACACCGAAGACATACAAGGGATTTCTGCTTATTCGGTGCGCACAATGCGGCGAGCTGCGCGGCTTTTGTGCAAAACAGCCTATCTCGTCCTATCGGTGCGCAACCTGCAACGGAGAGACGCCGCTGCACGATCTCACGTCGGCGCACATCCGCTGCAAGTGCGGAAAGCACTTCAAATACCGGACGAATTTCGAGGAGGACACCTTCACCTATAACTGCCTTACCTGCGGAGCGCCGGTCGATCTGGCGTTCAACAAAAAGGCTCACGCATATCAGACGGTGCTGTGATGCTCGTCATCACCGTTCATGTCAACGCTCCGCCCGGACAGGCTATCGGGATAAAGGAGCAAATCGCCCAAGACCTTGAGCGATACGGAGATACCCGTGTGGTATCTGTGGAAGTAGTGCAACCTGCGTACCGGCAAATGCAGATCGGAGAGATCGGAAACCGGCCGCACGGCAAGAAGTAAGGAAAGATGGGGGTGAGCCAAAATGACACTTTTAGAATTAAATCAGCACTACGAGCTGGTCGAGAAACTGACCAAAGCAAGAGAAATGCTTCAATCCCTACGCGACGCGGCTTGCCCCGGTGCTGCTGTTCTCACAGGTATGCCACACGCGCCCGGCGTCAAGGATAAGGTCGGTGACCTTGCGGCCGAGATCGTGGACATGGATGCGCGTGTCGGCTGGCTGGAAGCAGAGGTCAAAGCCAGTGAAGAGTCGATCATGCCGTTTATCTGTGGTATCGACGATGACCAGACGCGACTTATCTTCCGGCTGCGGTTCCTGCGG